AGAGAACCATACATGAAGATACTTAATATGATTAAAGACATAGAGATTAGTGCGTTGAGTAAGATTGGAGATGATTAATGACCACAGCATTAGTAAGAATAAAAGAAGATAAACAACTCGTTGGTATATTTACCTATCAAACAGAGAGTGTTGGTGAATTATTTAATTTAGTAGACCAATGTACCAGTCCATATGTTTGTGAATATATAGAGATTAATTATGGTGGGTTTTATTGGTTTGATAAAGTAGATGCTATAAAAGGATTAAGTGAAATGACAGACAAAGAAATAGAAGAGGGTGATATATATAACAATGCTACTCCATGTGAATATTTACGCAACACTATGGATGGTGCAGAGAATATGTGGGAAGACATTGATAGAGAAACTTAAATGGTTCAGTTCAATTGTTCTTACGATTGGAATATTTTTAACTTCATATAACATATATCCTTTAAACTTATATGTTCAAGTGGTTGGGGTACTCGGTTGGTTATTAACGGGTATCCTAACTAAAGATAATCCATTGATATTTATTAATTCAATAGGGTTTGTTGTGTTAGTGTCCGGTATCGTATACTCTTGGCAGAATATAGGGGGCTAGGATGGACGTTATCGAGTGTAAATATACTACCCTATACCAATGCTACCCACTAATGAGTAACTCTTTTCTCGTCCTTTGTAGATAGGTTATCTGAGCTTTCAGGTTTTTCTTCTGTTGTTGCATCCTTAATACCCATTAACTTGGGTGCTAATGCAGGAATCTTAGCAACAAGTCCCTGTAATTCTTCAACCAACTCAGCATCTGTCTTGTGTTTGTTGTCTTCCATATTAATATTAATATTTTGTGATGAGTAGTTACCCAGTTCTAATATTAATTTAGCACAGTTTAATCTTACTGAGTCTTGGTCTGAATGTAATAGGTCTTCAAGTACATTGATTGCTTTACCTGATACACCGGTAATTTTTTCTTCATTAATCTTTCTGATTTCTTTTTCGTATTTCTTTTTAAGAACGTATCCCATTTGAGATGGATTCTTATTATACCCTGCTTTTTTTGCTGACTTAGTTGCGTTAGCTAATGTCTCTCCACTTGTAAAATATTCTACAAATAGTTTTTCTTTCTTCTCGTCTGCTACTCTCATTCTTCTACCCTCTTCAGTAACCATTGTTTAAGTTTTTCTAGTTGATTGTCCGGCACTGGTACATCTATCCTAAATTTAATCCAAGACTTATCCAATACTAAACTACCATCTATATCTGTCCCCTCTTTATCTCCTGATATGTGAGATACAATAGTAATTGTTTTATCATTCTCTTCTACTATTAAACCTAAAGATATGCAATCTGCTAGTTCAGGTTTTAATTCTTTAATGTCTGTCCACCCTTGTGTAGGTGTAACAGCGTCTTCCCAATTTAAAAATGTTAGAGTTGGTATCATTTCTTATTCCTTAAAAAGTTTAGATAATCAGCACCCTCTTCTACTTCCCAAAATACTTTGATAAAATCAGGGTGGTCTTCTGTTACATAAGTATTAAATACAGCAACAGCACAAGCTGACATCATCTTACATGGTAGGTTTAATTGCTTTGCAAAGTTATCATACTTCTTGTAACTACCAACTTGTACGCAGTGCATAATTTTATCCGAGTTCGCATCTTTAATAGGACTGTAACCGGATACATGTGTATGACCTGCTATAAGTAAGTGGTCTCTTGCATTGAACAATGCGTGTTTAACAATACCATGAGCTGTATTGTACATTGAATGTCCTCTAAAATTATGAGAACAATTTACTTTGACTTCGTGTTTAGGTAATTTAATTTTAAGTCTTGCGTTATGGTTAGAGTATACAGTCTTTAAGGGTTTGCACATCCAGTTGATTGGGTCGCCCTCCATAGCCCACATATCATGGTTACCTGCTACTATAAATATATAAGGTGTAGCACCTACCAACCACTCTACTAACTGCCATTGCTGTTCCCCATTGGTAGTTTGGTCTGCCCATAATCCTGCTAACTTACCACGCCTAGCCCAGTTGTTAGATAAATCTCCAACAGAACAAGCATACATACCATCTGTTTGATTAACTATATCTATATGATTTCTAAGTGATACCCAATCACATCCATCATCATCAACGTGTGGGTCTCCTTGTATATATAATCCAATAGGTTTCTTGTCATCTATCTTTATGTTGATAAATTTTTCAGACTTTTCTCTTGCTTCTTTTCTTTTGAAGACTTCTGTTCTTGCATTGATTAGTTCTTCAGTAGACCAATCAAGATTCTCAGCTTCTTCTAATTCGTAATTCTTTATAATTTTAGGACTTACTGTTTTCTTTTCACAAGTCCTGCACTTCCATCTTTTTCTTTGTTTATGAGTACCACATGTACCCGATTTTATTAAATGGGTTGAATCACAATGAGGACATTGTAGTGCATTACCATCATCATCTCTTTGTATGATGCCAACTTTACTAAAGTTACCACCACTATTATGTATCTGACCACTCATTTATTTTCTTCCTCGTTAATTAAATAATCTAAGTACCAACGAGCTTTCTTTAAATCAGACACAGGTGTACCCTTATACGGAAATCTAGTAACATATTTTATAATGTTACCACGAACATAGTCCATATCCCATGACCGTATATACCTAGTAGTTTCAATCCCCTTTGTGTAATGGGGAGGATTACTAATAAGGTCTTCTTTCTTCTTGCTCATCAATCTTATCCATAACTTCGTCCCAACTTATTGGTAGACAATTAAAGAATACTATACCACCATATTGGTAGTCAAGTCTATTCTTTATGTTGTCCTTAATACTGAACCTAGCATTAGGTTCAATCGCATGGATTGCCTTGATGATTTGCATTTCCCTCTTGGTATAAGGGATGTTTGCACTCATAGTTATCTCCTATCAGTTTAAGCATATAGCCATCTAGTGATGTAATATGACATAACCAATATTAGTATAAACTCTAAGACAGATATCTCCGGTCTTAGATATTTGGTTCTTATCTTACCTAATAAGAACTTCATTATCTTTATCATCTCATTAATGGATTACTATTTCTAGCTTTTAAATCCTCTACTTGTGATTTGAGTATAGATAATTCTTTTTCTAATGGGGTAATATCAGGTACTGATTTAGATTCTAGCACCTCAACCCTCTGTATTAACTGTCCTTGAAATACGAATAGACTACCAAGACTGATAGCTATTCCTAGTATCCCTGCAATTACCTTGATGTCCATAGTCTGTCCTCGTATGTTTGGTTTGGATAAATATTTCTGATATCTACATAGGTATTGTTTGTATATGTACCTATATCTATATCAACTATATTTGGTTGTATAAATATATCTGTGTTTACTTTTGAGTAACTTGATATCTTGTTGTGTTTCTGCATAACCTTAGCTACTATCATTTGTGTAGCTTTGAGCTGACCATCTATTGTTTTAATTTTATCAGCTACCTTAATAGATATTTCTTCTATTGTTAGTTCGGTTTCAATACTCCCACTCTCGTTATCGACTTCGGTTTCTTCTGCGATAACATCTCCGTTACTTTCATTAACTTCTGTATCTCTTTCTGTTTCTTCGATAGTTTCTGTTTCATTAATTTCCTCCACAAGTTCTTCTTCAATAGGTGCTTCTACTATTTCTTCAAACACTTCTTCAATAGCCGGTTCTTCTATAACCTCTTCTATTATCTCAGGTTCTATCATAGCAGGAGCTAAGACAATAGTCTCCTCAATAAATTCTTCTTCTATAAAAACAGGTTCTTCTATAATTTCAACGATAGGTTCTTCAAAGATAATCTCTTCAATAACAGGTTCTTCGTAAACAAATTCTTCTATATATATTTCTTCTACGATTTCAGCAACAGCAGATATATGTTGTGTTTGTTCTAATGATAAAACAACAGGGTCATATTCCATGGTAACTGATATGTTATCTACGTTTGGTCCACCAAGTCTTCCTGTTGATGCGTCTTCGCCTTTAATAAATATGTTGCCATAGTAACTACCAGTACCTGTATATGTTATAGAGTCAGTAAAATCTACACCATTAATACCTGTTACATCTGTTCTTGTTTGTGTAGTCGTAGTTAATACCTGACTATTATTGTCAAGTATTGTTAAGTCTATTCTAAAACTGTCAGCATCGCCACAGTTAGGACACCAAGAACCTACACCACCCTCACCATTTTGTACTTCTACTGTAGAGTTAAGAGTAATACCGTTGTCTAGCATCTGAGTTGTAATATCATCTGATGTTAAATCAAATGTTTGTTCTATAGACCCACTGTTTCCAAACTCAAAGTCATGTCCTCCCGGACAGCAATCACCTATAACTTGTGCATCACCTGATGTAGTCCAACCTGTAGTGCCGTTGTCAAACGTACCGTTAGTAATTAGATTTGCTGAAGTGTCTGCGTTTGCCACTAGAGGTAGCATTAACAGTATCAAAAACTTTTTCATTACCTAGTTCTTCCCATCTTTGTTTAGCTTGTTCACCGATTAATCCATCTATAGGACATGGTGTTCCTGCATCCATCATTGCTTTCCATATGTCTTTGTCTTGACATATTAATGATATCGCTGCAACTTTCATTCCTAATCCATTTAATAGTTTGGCTCTTTGTCTTTGTTCGCATTTTAAATCATGGTGATATGTTCCAAGACTTGTGCTGAAACCAATAACGGTCATGCCAATAGATAGTGGAATGACACATGACTGTTGGCTATACACAGACATAGCAGGTGCTGTTGCACTATTAACGGCAGTCTCTTGGTTAGTGCTATTGCTTGTTGAATTAGTTGTAGTATTAGTTTGACCACCCGTATAATTATTTGTGGTTTCTTGTGAGTACCCACCGGATATAGCTGTGTTACTTCCTGAAGCATTTGTTTGACTGTTAGTTGTAGCACCATTTGATGTAACATCAGACACAGCATCTTCTATTGCATAACCTAAAATAAAAATGCTTAATATAATTATAGCTAAATATAATCTTACCATTTTTTACAACTCCAATATCTAGCTGTTAGTTTAGATTTAGCAGTATCACACTTGTGTCTTGCTCTAAACGATTTGCGTCTTGATGGTATGTTCTTTTTAATCTTCATGTTAGCATCACCGAATCTGATGAGCTTAATCTTGTCTCCCTCTTTAGCTAATACAGCAAATTTTTTACCACCTTTGCGTGAGTTCTTTGGTTTGTTATATCCTGAAAATTTTTCACCTGCTCTTTCTATAGCCATGTTATCTCCTTGTTGCAGCAGAACCAAAATAAAATCCGGATATCGCTGCTAGAAAATGTGTATCTGCTGTAGTAATTACTATCCCACCGATACCTTTAAATGCTGTTACTTCTTGTGTGCTACCAAATATCCACCATCCCTCTTTGACTTGGTCAAGATACATTAAGTGTACCTGTACTGATGGGTCTAAGAATACTGCTAGTTTAGGTAGGCATACTATAAAAAACACTGCAAGTAATGCCATCCATCTTCTTGTTGTAGATTGATACTGACTGTTATCTTTTCTTGCGTCATTAACTGATGCTCTTTCTATCTCTGCTCTTTGCATAAGATACTTCTGTTGGTCTGCCGAATCTTTAGATTTCTGTGACCATATAGATAGTAGTCCAGTAAATAGACTAGAGCCAAGCATTGTTATAACTTCAAACGGTATCATT